GACCATGTTAAGTATTCAGAAAAAATGTATAAAGTAGCTGAGATTCCTACGGACCAAAATCCTAAGTTTAAACTTTTAGAAGTTGACGCAGATGGTGAATATTGCAATAATACTATTAATGTGGAGTTACAAAAACTTTCACAAGAAAATAACTCAAACAAAATTAAATGTGAAGACGACAAATCTGATAAAAGTCTGAATGAAGAACTTCACGAGAATTCAACAAAGGAGAACAACAACATGGTTGATCAAGTTGTAGAAACAGTAGACCTAACTGGTGCAGGAGCAAAAGCTGCTGAAGTTAAGTCAGTATCCACTGTAGCAGAGCCAAGAGTTGCAGAGCTAGTTGAGAGAACTGGTGAAGCTATTCTAAGAGAAGGCGACGCAAAAGACCTAAAAGGTGAGTATACACCTTCTGAAAGCGCGGACGTAGCAGAGCTGAAAAGCCAAATTTCTAAGTTCAAAGACGAAATTGCTGCTATGTCTCATAGCAAAATGCAATTTGCGGATAATAACCGTGCAACTGCACAGTATGGTGAAAAAGAGATGGCTAATGCTTATCTTCTATCTAAAGCCCTTAACCGCCCAGACGTATTTGATACTAAGCTAGGTTCCCGTATGAAAGCTGTTACTTCGGTTGATGCTTTCCTATCTAACTTCTCGCAGAATATGTATGAAGAAATGCAGCAACAACTAGTTATTGCACCAATGTTTACACGTATGCCTGTAGATGCCAAAACCTTCCGAGTTCCTGTAGCTGACGAAGATACTGATGGTGATGTAGCGATGTTCAAGAGTGGAACTTACTCTACTGGTGTTGGGGATGCTACTAACGTTCCAACATCTAACCAGAATAGTATTTCTGCTGTAGAGTTCACGCCCCACAAGTTCATGGCAACAACTCACCTAGCAAAAGACGAAGAGGAAGATACTGTTCTTGCTCTACTTGACTTCCTACGTATGAGCACAACTCGTCGTATGGCCCGTGCCATTGACAAGTCTATCCTACGTGGTACAGGTGCTCTAACAGGCTTTACAGCTTCGCCAACTAACGCTCTTTCTGTTGGTACAGGCTATGCTTCTGTTATTGAAGGTATTACTAACCTAACTACTGATGCTTCCCTTGAAGTAGCAACTGGTTCGGCAAATGACAAAGTTGATCCTTCGGATATTGCTGCTGCTAGAACAATGATGGGTAAATATGGATTGCAGCTTGGCAACGACCTAGTATTCCTTACCTCCATCGAAGGTTACAATAATCTTGTTACTACTTCTGATTTCAGAACTGTTGACAAGTTTGGCCCTAACGCAACCTACCTAACAGGTTCTGTTGGTGCTATCTACGGTATCCCAATTGCTATCTCGGAATTCCTTGATGGTGTTGGTAGTACTGGTAACCACCTTGGTACACTTGTTTATAAGCCTAACTTCCTAATCGCAGAAAGACGCGGTATGGAGCTAGAAAGCGAATATGAAGCACGTCAACAAGTTACTGCTATGTATCTAAGCACTCGCTTCGATTTTAAAGCACTAACGACAAATACTAACGCTGCTCTAGATACTACAAAGTACTCTACTGCTGTTACTATCGCTGCTGGCTAATCTCTAGTAAGTAAAATTTAAGTAACTTAGGGGGAGGCGGTAATTCGCCTCCCCTTATGCATAGAAAGGTGCCAGTTTATGTCAGAACGTTTTGAAGAAAACTTAGGAAAATATACTTATATAACAATACCACAGGTAAAAGATTATCTCAGTATCTCTAGTAATACCGCTGATGCAAGATTAGCTAATATAATCTCATACACTACTGGTGTGATTGAACATTATATTGGGCAACAAGTGTTAGCTAATGACTACGTTGAAGTTTTTGACGGAGGTTCTTCCTCTGTTTATGTTAATAGGCTACCTTTAAGCACAGTGTACTCTGTTTCAGAATTTAATGGTGTAGATTATACACTATTAGCTGATCCTACTACCTCTGGATCTCCTGTAGATACAAGTTCTGAAAGCTCTATTATAGAGTATAATAACAGTGCTCATAATACTACAAGGGTTAAGCGTTTCGGTAAGGCAAGCCTAAAACTCGATATTTCTGACTATATTAGTGTGCCTAAGGTCATAGAAGAACTACAGCATGAAGAATCTAACTATACCTTAGAAATGTTTATAAGAGTTGATGAAGACACTCTTCAAGCTAATAGCTTAGTTAGATTTAATACCGATGCTGATAATTACCTAGATTTTGGACTATCCAATCAACGTGGTCTGTACACTACTGCTGTAATAGATAGCTCTGCTACTACTGTAACAGGCGCTAATACAGATGTAGAAACACAACAATTTGCAAAAAGACGTTGGGCACATGTTGCTGTAACACGTAATTTAGAAGAAGAAAAAGTATATCTTCACTATAATGGTAATGTTATTGCTGACGCCTCTTTTGCCGTATCTAACCTTAGCTTTACTTCTAATATTCATATTGGTAGTACATTTAAAGGTTATATTGATGACATTAAATTCTCACAAATAGCAAGATATAGTACTGATTTTACTCCTCCTACTCATAGATCTAGAACAGATAATGATACAACTTTATTAATTCGTTTTGACGAGTCTAATAAATCTACTAACGTATCAGACGTTCATGCAGTTCCTGCATCCTATAACTTCTCTAGAGATGTAGGAGAAGTTACTAAAGACTTAGGCGGTGGTGCTTTATATCCAGCTCTTACACTGCATGGATCGGCAAAATTTAGTACGTACCCTCAAGGAGTTCATGTATCATATAGAGCAGGTTTTGAGCCTGAGGACGTGCCACAGGATCTTCAACTAGCTACCTTAGACTATATTAAAACAGTCTATAAGCAGGATCAGAGTTCCCAGCTTCAAGTATTTGAAGGCGAGCGTAAAGAAGGTTTTGCTCTAAGTGCTAACTTTCCTCCACATATTAAACGAGTACTAGATCTATATAGAATTATATTTTAATGCGTGTTAAAAGTAACATTAGTATACAAACGACTTTAGATGGCAAACGATATACTAGTTTAGTCGCTTTATCTAAGGCTAGACGTTTATTAAAAACAGGCTCAGGCTCTCGCTCGGGCAACTTACAAAAAGAGCTAAAAGCGTTATATGGTAAAACTGGCGATATATATGAGATAGCTATTGCTCAGTCTATGGGAGCTAAGATAATACCTGGTCGAGGAGGTTTAGGCGTTATACCTGATAATGTACGTGTTACTGATGATGCTTATGAAATATCAGAAACTAAGTCAGTTACTACACAGTCTGATAGTTCGGGAAACGTATCTAGAGCAAGACCTATCTCTGTAGCAGGAGGGGATGGTATTACTCTTAGGCCGGGTAAAAAAACGTTTATTACTAGTGTTAATACCCCTAAACCGGGTATGGGTTTACAAACTATACTAGATGATGATATAAAACTATCTAACTCTATGGATAACTTATCTAATATTTTTGGGATGGAAGATGTTGATATACGTCCTGCCTTTATACAAGAGTTAGTAAATGCTAAAGGTAATCAAAAAAATCTTAAAAAGATACTAAGCGGCCAGTCTAAAGCAGCTATAGCAATAAGAAAAAACTTTGCTATTAAGTCTTCGGATATTCGTGTTACTATTAAGTCTGGAGACCAACATATTGTTAAAGCTATTGGATGGTCTTGGTCCTCTATAATGAGAAATCCGAAAGCTAAAATAGATATTAAGCTACAAGAAGATGGCTCTATTAAGTTTAATATTAAGTTTCCAGAAGCGTTAGTTAGAGCTGCCCTTAATAAAGCTAATAAACAGACAGATATTGTTTTACATAGAGCTGTAGATAGAGTTGGTAAAGAGCTTGGGCAAATGTTTGCAGGTCTTAGCCCAGAGGTGGTACGTTACTTAGAGTCTCAAGACTTTAACTTTACTACTAAATATATAAAAGGATCTGTACTAGTATCTACAGGTTCTATTAAGATAACTGCAACTAGAAAAAAGAATATTAAAAAAAGCGGTAGAAATCAACGCTTTATCTCAAGCCTTCAATGGACTGCTTTAGTTCAAACTAGGCTAGGACGTACTATGGAAAAAGTAGGACCACCAGAAGCTCCTAACTTAAAAGAGAGAAGTGGTAGATTTAGAACTTCTATTAGGGTGTTTCCTAATTATAGAGCTAGAACTATAGCTTATTATTATATGCCTATGTATAGTCATTTGGCTTCTTATGGGTATAACCCTGATCAACAAATAGAAACAGCTATTAGCGAAGTAGCTATGAGACTTTATGCTAAAGCATTTAATATTGTAAAGGCTTAATTAATGATATTTAATAGAAGAACAGAAATTTGTGATTATCTTGTAACTCAGCTCAAACTTATTAATGGGGCAGACTATATTAATGGAATAGTATTTACTACTAACTTATTTAATAATGTATATAGACGGCTAAAGTTTATTGACCAAATTAATGACTTTCCAGCTATATACGTATCTGCTGGTACCGAAATTAGAAATTTTCACACAGAAAATTTGACGGAAGCAAATTTAAGCGTTACTATAAGAATATATGTATATGGAGAAGATAATTCACAAGATCAGTCAAACGAATTGATCGACGATATTGAGAAACTTATATACTCAATTGGAGACAACCCTGACAAAGGTATATTGGATATAACTATAGAAAATATAACTATTGATGATGGGGTTGGTGCTCCTTACGGTATGGCAGAAGTTGAATTATCTATAACTTATAGATTAGAAAATTAAGGAGAATTAAATAATGGCATCTCTTAACCTACAAAGAAATTCCGAGGTATTTTACTCAACTGTTGATCTTATCAACGGAGCAACAGTTGCGTCAATGACCCCCTCTAACACGTGGAAATTAGAAGTTTTAGCAGGTTTTGCAGCATCTGCTTCTGCTGCTACTCAAGATATTACAAGTATGGAATCAGGATTTAATCCTGATAGATCCCAACAAAGATTTAACACAGCAATAAACCCTGTTGACTGGAATTTCCAGGTGTACTTACGACCTACAGGCGCTGTCACAGGTTCGGCAGCAGCCTCTACTACTGCTGCTACTAACGCGAGTGGTAATGCTAAGCCTACAGCTGATTGGTTTATGTGGCAGGCACTAATGTCTAATACTACTCCTTCAGTAGGTGCTACTGGTGAGCAGTCTGTATGGGCAGCTGGTAAGTTAAAAAGTCTTAATGTTGCAGCAGGGGTAGGAAGTCACTCTACACGTTCTAACTATGCAGAAGCTGTTGAAAACCACTTGTACTTTAAACTAGATAACATGTTTTATCAAGTTAGCAACGCAGCTGTAAATGAATCTACTGTAGATGCGGGTATAGAAGAAATTGCAACAGTTAGTTGGACAGGTTTTGGGTCTACTATAAAAGAACTTACTGGCTTACCTCGTAACAACGCGGTATCTGTTTTTGGAGGTCTTCTAAATGATGGTTCTGCTGCGTCGGCTAACGCTAATGCTGCAACCTTATCTGCCGCATCTAGCTACCACCCATATAACAAAATGAACGTAGCTGGTGCTGTATCTACTAACTCCTTCATTAAGAACCGTTTAAGTTCCATCGAATTTAAACACACACCTGCTGGTGCTTCTGTACTTACTTATGTATTTCCTGTTACTGCTCTTAGCTTTAGCTATAACAATAACATTACTTACCTAACTCCAGAAGAACTTTCTAGCCTTAATGAGCCTGTAGCTCAGTTCCTTGGAACACGTGCTGTAACAGGTTCCTCAACTATGTATCTTAGAGCTGGTGATACTGAAAGTGCTGCATTCCTTCGTCACATTTCCGAAGAAGGAAAAACATCATCTTCTCAAACATCTAAAGCTAACTTAATTATTGGTGGAACTACTGCACCATATGTAGCATTTCAGATGGATGCAGCACAGTTCGAATTCCCTACAATCGCAATTGAGGATGTTCTATCCCTTAGTGTTAATTTTGTAGGACAAGAGCCTGATGCAACACGCGGAACCGGCGGCGAAGTTACTATTATAGCCGCTAAATAATTTGTTCTTGAGGGAGAACAAAATTAACCAGAGAACGTCCATCAACTTGCGATTCTAGGTATCCCTCACCTAAGATAAGCAGATATGTTGATGGGCGTTTATTTTTATATAAGGACTAACAAATGAGTATTATTAAAAACGCAATGAGTAAAGAGACTACCAACTGGGTTGAATATCCAGAAATTGATGGTTTTGAAGTTCATTTCAAATTTCTATCGAGAGAAGATCTGCTAAAAATCCGTAACAAAAGTACTGTTTTAAAACTTAATAAAAAGACACGTGCTAAAGAAGAAGTTGTAGATAATAATAGATTTATTGCTAACTATGCAGAAGCTACTATTCTTGGCTGGCGTGGACTTAAAATTAAAAATCTACCAGACTTACTACCTATGGATGTTACAGGGATGAATGGTAACACTGAGGTTGTATATGATAGTGACGAAGCTGTTGAACTACTTAAAAACTCTACAGAGTTTGATGAGTTTGTTACTGAGACTCTAAACGACTTTCAACTTTTTACCAACAAAAAAGCTGAGGAAGACGTAAAAAACTAACAGAATACCTCCAGCGTTCTCTGCACGGTGGAGGTATTAACTCAGATCAATATCTACAAATGTGTGAACAGATGGGTTGGGAAGTAGACGAAAAAGAAATACCTACAGACCCTTCTGAACTCAGTTTAGACATTCAGTACGCACTAATTCTTCTCAACTATCTACCTGATATGTGGGACGGTATGAGTGGTACTTGGTTTGGCAAGGATTATAGTGGATTAGCTGCTATAATGGATATTTACGAAATGGATGATAAAAAAGCTGTTTTTGAATTACTAAAAGTAGCTGAAAATGAATTATCTAAGTATTACAAGCAGAAATCAAAAGAACAAGAATCTCTTAATAAGAGTAAGAAGGCGAGATAAATGGCCGGAGTAATTACTAACCTAATTAAGACTAAGTTTACTACAGAAGGTGCAAAACGTACTGAGCAGGCAACACAACGTGTGGGGCGTGCTCAGACTCGTTTAGGCCAGGCTAGTGCAGCTAGTGGTAGGCAGTTTGCTGCGCAGTCTGATGGTTTAGGTGGTTTAGTTGGTGCTTATGCGGGTGCTGCTGCTACCATCTTTGCGGTATCTGCTGCGTATGACGCTTTAGCACGAAGTGCTAGAGCTTCTCAAACTCTTGAAGGATTAACAGCTATTGCGGCAAACTCCGCAGTTGCTGGAGATGCTT